GGTGGAAATGTCATATTTCATCGTGACTTCAAGACCATCTGCTTGCTCAGTACCGGCAATCACGCCGCCAGTGGGCTGTTCTGGGGTGTGCATCCAGAGGGTTGGATACATGAAGCGTCGTCCGCTCTGCATGCGCGACGCACCGTCAGCAAGCGTCTTTTTGTATGCGCCCGGCTCGACCATATCCTTGCCATAATCGACATTGCTGAATTTGGAGGCGATACCAGTCACAATGCCCTGATCCTGGTCAACTGATTTGACCAGAAACGAGACGGTTTTGTATTCAACCTGCTTGCCTTTGATGCTGTACGTTGGAAATTGCGACGCTTTCATATCAGCACCTCCATGAATTCGCGCACGCTCTTGAATTCGCGCGGGGCCACAACCAGCGCCTTGCTGGTATCGTCTGGCTGAACGCGCTTGAAATAGACGGTGCAGCGGCACTGAATTATATTACCGGCGCTGCCAGACGGGTCGCCGGGTTGCATGAGTTCTTCCCCGCCAACAATAAAAGGGTCATCCATCGGGACTTCCTGACCGTCAGCGGCAGCATGATCGGGCCGCGTGCGCGCGTCGTCGGTGGCCAGCCAGACTTTATTAAGGATGAGGCCTGATTGCGCAGCGGCTTGCATGGCTCCATAGTTCGAGGCTGCAACCACTTCAGTTCTGGCGATGACGGTAGAGCGATTGGGGATGATTTGCAGCAGGTAAAGATCGTCAATCCGTTTTGCCAGTTGCGGGATCGACTCCCCTGCTTTGACGCCTTCTGCGAGCGCGGATTGGATTTCCGCGAGTTCGGTACTGGAAATCTGTGTGACTTTCTGCCCTGCCAGCGACAGCAGATAGACCAGTGTGTCCGCATCCCAGAAACGGGAATTGGAGTTCGTAGCTTTGCGGGCTTCAATCTGGCTGGCAATCTGCGAACCTACATCACTGCCTACGTCCTGATAAAGCTGGTAGAGCAGGGTTTTCAGGTCGCTTTGACGCGCTTGCAAGGCAGGGGGTATTTCGGCATCGACGGTATGCGCATGGTCGCCTGCTTTGATAGTTGCCACAACGGCTTTTCTGTTCTCATCGAAGTAGGATTGTAGGCGTTGCTCACCTTCGGCCTCCCATACAGCGCGCATGGACTCCATGCTGGCAAAGTAGGCGCTTTTCTCTTCTGCCGTTGCCAGATCGAGAGCTTTCGTCCGGCGAGGGCCGCGCCCATGAGCAGGAAGCCGCCCGTAAGCGTGCTGGCGACTACCAGCGCCATAGATTCGATATTCTCTAGCATCATCTGTGCTGTCAGCATCGATAGCGACTCCTTTGGTGCGCAGGGCCTGCTTGTACGCCGCGACGAGCGGGCGCAGGCGGCGATCATCTTCATCCAGACCGAATTTGCGCATGACGTACTGCTCAATAAGGATGTCAGCGGCGATTTCGTCGAGTTCAGCCAGGGCAGGGGTTGAGGCGGCTGGTAGCAGCATCTTTTGGGGCTGTGGCGGCTCCTCTGTGACGGTCGTTTGCCCAGGCGGGGGATTGTCCAGTATGTTCTCTGGCGTGGGCGCGGGCGGCGCGGCGGGCTTTTGCAGCGCCTGCTCGGCATATTTCTGCAAATCCTGAGAGCGCACCAGAATCGCGCCGATCTTGTAAATGCCCTTGCCGTTCGGGTCTGGTTCCATGCCGGGTTGCATCGTTTGCGCGGTGTAAAGGTCACATTGTCCTGTATTCCAGAGTTCGGTGGCTTTCTGTGAAGCGGCCGCTTCCTGCTCTGCGAACACCTGAGCCAACGTTTCAATGTCACGTTTGTCGTAGGTAAGATACGCCTGTGGTTTCCCCTGTTTGCATAGATCAGGGAACATGGGGATGAGCCAGCCGTTTGCATGGTCACGAAATCTGTCCATTTTGGGCAGGACGTTTTCGGTGTACAGCGCCTGCCGGGCCTCGTGCATGTTGGCGAAGGTTTTGCCTGCCGAGTCGCCAACGAGTTCGGGCGCGACATCGAAAATCGAGGCAATCTCGCGCGTGTTCATCTCGCGGGATTGCAGCCAGTCGAGTTCGTAGGGGGCCATGCTCATCTGTTGCCAGGTCATGTCAGCTTCTAAGATAAGCGGAAAACCGGCATTGCGTTTGCCAGAGTAGCGTTTCAAGATTTCCTGCCGCACCTGGTTGCGCTGCTCAACGGTCAAATAGCCTTTCGCAAAGAACGCGGAGGCGGGCTTACCCGCATTTTGCATGAGCGCCGTGTTCCAGGCGTTGCCCTCGTTTTGTTGATCCACCAGCCACATGGCCGTCTCGACGGGTGAGAGGCCGTACCAGTCGTCGTCATAGGCAGGAAATTTGAGATGCATGATCTCTTCAGCATCGAAAGGACGCGCTTTGGGCGTCCCCCATCCGAGAACGTAGCCCTGTACGTCCGTCTCACCGGCGACGATCTTCATGAGATCGGGGCGTAATGCCCAGAGTTCCACCGGCGGCTCGTTCGGATTCGGGCGATTGGCCCAGAGGTACATGTTACCGGACAGGTGCCAGAAGCCCCACGCCTGTTCGATGAAGCTGCCCATGCCGTATCTGGGATTGGGCTTTTTCCAGAGGTCTAACAGGGGATGGCTGGTGATTTCGCGGGAAAGGGTATCGTCGGTGTAAAGTTTCCATTTGATACCGGCGGCGGCGGCGGTGATCTTGTTGATGCAATTGTAGACCGTTGCGCAGCGCCGGTAGCCGTCACTCACAAACGTGCGGAAATCCCGATTGGAGAAAATCGGCTGGCCGGGGTTGAAGAACTGGACGGCGACGCCGTAATTGGGGTCGTCCTTCTGTTCTATTGCGCGCTTTTTGTCTTTCTTTTTGCCCACGAAAAAAGCCACTCCCGCGAAAGGAATGGCCTGATAGCTAATGCTTAACGGCTCTGATTATCGTTCTATGAGAATAGTATAAACTACAGTTATCAATTATGCAAGAGATTTTTCAATAGATTTGACTTCTGCCTTTTCCGCTTCCTGCCGCTTCCCCTCCAACTCCGCCCATGTCACGATATGAATTGCGCGGCAGCCCCGGCATTTGATCGCTATGCCCTCTGCTGTGACCTTAAAAAGCAGATGTGCGCGTGGGCAGGAGATACGCTGGTCAGGCATTACCATCTCCCTCCAATTTCTACGTCAACCGTTTCGCCTTCGCTGAAATCCCACGCGGCGGGAACAGGCGGATTCCAGTCGATTTCTAGCAAACTGTGTTTTTCGGGTTGCACTGCGACAGGCAGGGCAGGGGTGGGATTGTAGTCGTCAGGCGACCACACAAGCGGGCCAGACGGGCCAAAAATCACCTCCGCCGCCTGCGAGCTACAGTCCACCATGTCATCGTGCGCGCCTTTGGGGAATGTCAGATGTTCTGCTTTAATGATCTGCAAGTCTGGCAGTGTTTTGAGGAAATAGAATTTGCCCTGTTCCATCAACCAGGCCGGGGCTGATGCGCGCGAAACTTTGTCACGCACCGGCTTGTATTCGCGAATAGGAAGAGAGTATTTGCGCCTGCGCTCAGCTTCCATACGCGCTATATCTTCTTTCCTGATTTCGCCAACGATCTCCCCATAGCCTTGCTGTTCCATCGCAAATTTGAAGAAATAGATATCGCCCTGCACACGCACAACACAGGCGTTGGCATAGCGCGCATATTCATCCCCGATTTTGACCACAAACGCTTTGAAACCCTGCTCAAAAGCGCGCAGCGTTGCATCCAGTGCGGCAGGGTCGGAGCCGCGTACCAGGAAATCACCAACCTGCACATCAAGGTCTGGCAAATCCACCTGCTCTACCGGCTCGTCGCGAAGTTGCTGGATGATCGCAAGCTGGTACGCGACGCTTTCAATCTGAAAGAATTGCGGACGCAACCGGAAATACGTGGCGCGAATAATCTTCACCTGCTCAGGATTGTCGAAATGGCCGCGTATCTGATCGATTAAGATAAGATCGTTTTGTGGCGTCACATCATAGGTCTGAATGACGGTGTAGTCCGCGCTCTGCTTCGTGCTGATCGCGAGGTCAATGACCGAGAAACGCCAGCAATCCTTGATCGCTACGCGGCGCGGGCCTTCAGGCGTTTCCAGCACATAAAATCCATTTTCGACACTGGCATAGCGAAACCATTTTTCTTTGAACTGGCCTCCACCGGCTGGTACCGGACGCTGCTGATAGAGCGCGGCATAGCCTGACAGGTGCCTGTTTTTTGCTTTCTCAATAACCCGTTCAGGGAAACGCGCAGGCCAGAGGAGTTGACTTTCTTCGGTACGTGGGTCTTGCCAGACCTTCCCAAGCGATGGAAGAAAGACCGTTCGACAACGATTGCCCGCTTCAAATTCGGCTGGCAAATTAAGATGCACCCATTCGCCATCGTTGGATTCCAGGATATGCCCGCTGACATCCTGAAAATGAATCCGGTGGCCAACAACAACCATCTGTCCCGTTTGTTGATCGTTCAGACGCGACGACCAGGTGTTGTCGAACCAGTCCAGCGCAGCCTCGCGCTTTGGATCTGATGATTTCTCCTGAATATTATGCGGATCGTCCAGGATGAGAATGTCGCCGCCCTCGCCGGTTGTCGCGCTATCGACAGATGTCACCATGCGATAGCCAAGCTGGTTGGTCTCAAATTTAATTTTGGCATCTTGATCTTTTGCCAGTGAAAAAATATGCCCGTAACGTGTTTGAAACCAGGGCTTTTTAATCAGGCGTCGCGCTTTTACATTGTCGCGAATGGCAAGATTCAACGCATAAGAGGCACACAATAGCCGGATGGCAGGATTATTGAGTAAAAGCCAGGCAGACCAGAGAACGGAGATCAAAGAAGATTTGCCATGCCGAGGCGGCATGTTGACGAGCAACCGCTTGATATCACCACTGTAGACCGCCTGCAAATGATCGGCTATCGCATCCAGATGCCAGCCTGGGACAAACGGACGCCCCGGCTCGATTTCCGGCCAGGCCAACTTTAGAAACAATTTGAAGTCGCGCCGCGCCTGCTCTGCCTCGATGGATGTACGGTCTAAGAGCAATCATTTCCCCTCACCTGCTGGATGAGATTACTATATCATTGAAGTTATGGAAAAGCAAGAAAACATATCTGTGAGTTATGAATTGT